AAGCGAACGCCACCGTAGTGTGCTGTAAAAGAGAAGGACTTCTTCTGCTGAGCAGTCTTCTTAACATCGATATTATTTTCTTTAAATTTGTCATATAATTCATTGGTGCTTTTCTTTGTATTAATTGATTCAATAAAATTGGCAAGATAATAAGCTGAGGAATGGGTCTCAGACATTAGCCGTAAAATATTGTTCAACTCCTTACTCTTAAAGGAGACATAGGGAAAGATAATATCCTTAATAGGAACATCAGTTCTCCTACCTCTAATCTGTTTTAATTCTTTAATAGGTGTATCCATAGCATCAGATAAGTATTTCAAAAAGATAGACTCCCCAATAACTACATCACTCTTATTGATAACATCCAATTTATACTTCTTCTTGATCTGCTTCCTCAACTTAATCTTATCAGCACACATCTCATAAAACTTGGCCGTAAACAAGACATCATTCAAGTTATACTCTAATACTTGTTGCAACAAATGTTCATCTATCAGGGTAGTATGAGACAGGGGCATATCCATTACATTGTCCCAACTGCATGACACCTCAAGTGCTTTTAAGCTAGTGCTACGTGCCTTATTGTCATAGTGGTTGAGTAGGTAGAGATCTAGCTGTTTTATCCAAACCTTGGTGTACTCCTTCTTCTCCTCTGTGATAATAGATTGGGCGTATGCATAGATCTGCTCAGCTGTAGGTTGTAACAAATTGTATATGAAATTTGTTACAGGCCAATCGAAATGTAAATTATTAAAACCCACCATCCCGCATTTCTTAATTGAGTCGAGGTACGCCTTAAATTGTACGCTATCGTCCCGAAAGGAGGAGATAACAAAGACATTAATCTCCTTACTTTTTGGATCGTAGTCCGTGTATGTAAAGCAATTGGCGAACGTTTCTATATCGTATACCTTAATCATATGACTGCGTAACCGTTTATAATCATCATTGTACCTTCTGGTGTATCTAATATTCTATAGTACACATTATCGCAATCTATCCAACCCTCGGATACTATAGGAATCAAGCGTTCTCTATACAAGAATTGCTTATTCTTTAACTTATCGTACTGATAAGGCTCAAGGTTGAATGCCTTTACCTGAACCCCACGCTTGTGCAGAGTTGAACAAGTCATCATCATTGTTTTCCAGTTCATATTTTTTATTTAATAGATTTTCAAATTTATCATCCTCACTATACTGCCCGCTGTCCCGATTAAAGAAGTAATCAATCCGGCCTAATTTGCCACGGAAGTGGTACTTAATTTTCTGTATGTGTACCTCAACAGGATCCTTGGTGCCATTATCAAAGGTACGGTGCACTGCAATACCCACATCGGGTACGTTAAAGAAGTGGTGTGAGCCCGAGATATCATACAGACGAGGAACATTATAATTACCACCGGTCTTATCCATCTTACGAGGGTGGGCCACTAAGGTCACATTCACATTATACTTAACCGCAAATTGTTTTAACTTGCGTAATAAATTTCCAATTTTCTCATTGCTACTTTCATCAGAAGCATCTTGCTCGATGTAATTGAATGGGTCTAGACACAAACAGTCTATTCCATTTCTCTTAACCATAGTCGCTGCTATTTTCAGCAGGGCTGTGAGGCTATAGTCCTCCATAGTTTCTACGTTGTAGAACCAGAAGTGTTTGTCTATTATCGTGATGGCCCTATTCAATTCCCCCTTATTCATTTGTTTCATCCCCTTGCCCATCAACTGTTCTGTCATACGGGTTATCTTCAAGGGTGCAATATTCTCAGGACTGAATAAGCCAAACTTCCATCCTTTCAAGTAGGCGAGGCGAATGAACATAAAGTCAAGCCACGTGCTCTTACCACTGCCGGGGATACCCGTAACTACAACTAACTCGCCACGATTCCAAGAAAGATGGGTATCGGTCTCAGACATATCAACATGAGAACCAATAGGGTAACCGCTCTCGTAGTACTGCTCAATCAAGGAACGGTAATCTGAGGCCGAGGATATCTCTGCTACTGGTAGGTGCTCCGCTTCCTCAAATAGACGGGCTACATACTCCTCACCGTATAACTTAAGGCAATCATTGGCATCCTTCTCTGTAAATCGAATGATTCGAATATCGGAGGAATCAAATCTACGTGCTAGGTCCTCGCCTAACTTACGCCCCGGCTCATCATTGTCTGTGGCTAGGTAAATAATCTTGCCCTCAAATAAATCGTACACGGAATCGAGCCACTCTAAATTATTATTATTCTTACTGGCGCCATTGGGTACGGATATAACAGAGGAAAGTCCCGATTGGTGCCATACCATACACTCTTCCTCACCCTCGCAGATGATTACATAGTTCTGATCCTTAATCGAATTGATATTGTATGGAATCTTACGGGCATCCTTGACCATCTTGAACATCTTGTCCGAGGTCTTGAACTTAATATTAATCAAATCGTCCTCCAGAAAGTAGTTAAAGCAAATTACTTTATGCTCCTTCTGGTCTTGAGGCATCCACTCAGCACCCTCGCTTATCTTAAAATGAGTTACGGTCTCAGATTTAAGACCTCTCTTAGTAAAATAGGAGAAGATCCCCTCGGTTTTGACAACCTCACGCATCTGAGGACGCACATACTGGTTCACAGAGCCACTCCAATTACAATGGTGACACTTCCATACCCCATCATCTATATTAACGCCTAAGGATGGATCATTCTTCTTCTTCCTTTGGTGGGCACACTTAGGACAGGTAGTCTTAACTTCTCCGCTCCATTTATTTCTAAGGTCTATTCCTAATTTGATTAATTTATCTGCGTTCATTTTATGAGTTTGTATGCTAGGCTTGTGACGACTATGAGAGTTACTATTACTATTATTGTTTGAAAGAGTGGACTATAGCAAACGGCAAATATAAAGCCGATGTACATAAGAAGCAATATTAATCTGTAGACTTTATCTTTGCTCATCTTTTCGCTTAGATCTTCCACAATTCGTACGTACTATTCTTAGTTTTAAACTCAATGTAATTATCTTCCTGCTCCAGTATCTCAACGATATCTGATGTCTGCCATGTGAATGACTCGTTAAACGGGGACATCAATAAGGATCGCCCTACTTCTGGATCGCTATGTCTGTCCTTGAAGTGACCTTCCTCGTTCCACTCCAGCCACATTACATCTCTTGAATATCGGGTAAAGCCATCTGCCGACCGAACTAATTTCCAATTCTGTTCTGTCTCAAGTGTTAGTGGGATTGATACTCTTTCTATCTTGCTCATAATTTTTCTATTTCTTGTTTTACTTCGTGCAGATGATCGTATATCTTATCATCAGCTAGAAAATAAGCAACCTTCAACATCTCATCAACGCAAATCAATGCACATTGAATTCCTTCATTTCTCTGTTGCAATCCAACCACGGTGAATTTATCAACTAACTCCTTTGCTTTTTCTTGTGGTGTCATAACTTTTCTATTTGTTCTAAGAATTGGAATGCAAGTTCCTCGTCTTGTTCTAATTGCCCCATCATGTGGCGTTTCTCAAATCGCTGATCAATTAATTTAATGAAGTAGGAGTTCTTAGCCTTAGCCTCATTGATTGCCTTAACCAGATCATCGCTGATAATCTCTCGGATGAATTGATACTGGAAGTTCAGTGCCTTAGCTAGTATGTAGGCCCTTCTAATCTCTTGTGCATTATTCATCTCTTGTTTCAATTGCGTTTTTAATTGACATGGTCATGTAATCCAATGCCCGTTTATAACCCTCCGCATAACCATCGTCATAACTCATTTCCTTTCCAATCGCTTCCATTTCTTTGGCTTGTTTCCAATCTTCAAAGGTTAATTCTCTGTTATATGCAATTTCCCATAACCACTCCACTGCCGTCTGTTGTTTATTGTTTGTCATTGCTCACCTCCTCCGTAGGTTTCGTTGTAGTATTGTTCACCAGTTATTGGTAATGTACTTTCAGGATAATCAATTCCATGAACTGTTCCTTTGTTGTATGCAGTTTCAATTCTTTCCTTCTCCATTTCTTTGGCTTCTCTGATTTCCTCTTGATGGTCTATGTAAAAAGTAATTGCTTGTGGTATGCCTAACTTCATTGCTAACTTTCCACATAGAATGTCCACTGCCGTCTGTTGTTTATTGTTTGTCATTTTGTTTTTCTTTTTTAATAGTTCTCATTTAAATAATTTGCAAAGTCGTGAGCCCATTGCTCTTGCTCGTAGGTGGCGATCAATTCCAGGTCGAAGTATACTCGCCACTTGGGAACCATATTGACCCAGGCCCGGACTACAACTGCTTTTTTTGTCATTAGTCAAACGATAAACCTTCTTCTTGAAGTATCTCATACAACTTATTTCGTGTATCCTTGAGCCCTTTATAGTACTCATCAGGCATAGTATCGGGGGCGTACTTGGTCTGAGACCGTAAGTGTTGGTCTAATTCCCATGCTAAGTTGTACCACTTAGATGCTTTACTCATTAGGTCAAATTCTAATTGATCTTCTGGCAGATTAAATTCAAGAATTGCTTTCATATTCTTTTAGTTTCTTTTCAAGGCGTTCAATTTCTACCTTTAACTCGTCCACCTCTCTTTGTAGGCGTTGCAGTAAGGTCATTAGGGTTTGTACATCGTTGGGGCTCATAGCTGAATTTATGTTTGATTAAGTTTTCTGTGTACTCGTTAAAATTAGGTATCGGTCGATCGTACTCATAAACGTAAGGTTTGGCTTCTTGGATCATACTGTTTGGATTCCAAACGTTTCTGAATATCTTGACAAATAGTTTCTGTAGCATAGTAAATTAGTATAAGAGTTACAATAATAATGAATAAAAACAAATAATTATTTAATTTTTCTGAGTGCTTGGACATAATTTGGATCTGTTGCGTACCTCCCATCGATATTGCGGAGATAATTATCTTGGATGTGGATGTAGCAATTGATAGCATCCTTCCAAGTCTTATACTTAGCGTACACACCATGCTTACCTTCTACGTACTTACACTTGTGATAAGTAATTCCGAAGGGGTTGTGGGCCTTACGTGCTACGTGACTCTTGCAGAACCCACTCTCTACCTTAGCCTGTGCGATGCAGATATTGGGCAGGACGGCTCCTTGTTGTACTAGGTACTTGACCCACGCCTCCTCATTGATTGGAAGATCGTCTTCTGGAACTGAGACCCAATGCTTATAAATAATTCTGATATCTTCCTTTTTCTGAGCGAGAAAGAAGATTGAGATAACGAGGGCGGAAAAAATAAAGATGAGAGTTGCATACTTCCACTTCTCATTAACCACCTGTACATTCATGTCTTGATCTATTTTAATTTTCATATGATTAAATTATTGTTCTTTTCAAATTTCCATGTGTTCACTGCTGATTTCCAGTTCTTCATCTTATTCTTGCCGATCATCCACCCCTTACTCTCGTAGAAGTTGTGCCATTTCTCAGCGTTTCCCTTTGGGTCTCGGACCTTTATACTTTTAAGATACAGCTCAACCTCCTCAATAGTAGGTGGTTCAAATAGGGCTGTTCGTTTAAGCAGGAGAGCAATCTCTGGTTCCTTAACTTTCCATGCCGGCCCGTGTATCCGTTCAAGCAGGTGCTCAAATACTATTTTGACATTTTTCTCCATATGTTTTGATTATTGATTCAACTAATTTCTTCTCATATGTAAACCCCGGTGCACCATCCATCCACGTTCCTACAGTCTTAAGGGAGTGTATAATCGTAGAGTGATCTCGCATCCCCTGGATGATACCAATATCCTTCAATGTAATATTGGTGTACTCCTTCAAGCAGTACGCTGTTATCTGTCTCAGAGTAACGTGAGGTGTTGTTCTCTTCTTAGTGGCCATATACAAGTGGGGTGGTACACCTGTGATCTCCTCGATTGTTTCTAGTATAGATTCCAGTGATTGTCTATTCTGCTTGGTTAATAAGAGAGTAGATGGGATTACTACACACTTTGCTGATTGTGATGGCGTAGAACTTGCCTCCTTTATTTCCTTGTCGTTTTCCATTGATTTCCTTTGCTATTTTGTTGTAACTAATTCCTTGTGCTCTGAGACCCATTATATATTGGACGGTCTCCATATCCTCCTTAACTACAATTAACTTTCCATCCTGATTACGAAAACCTAAGGGTGGATGACCGCAGTATGTTTTTAAATTCTTTTTTAGATTGGCCTTAACTGAGCGTGTATGATCACCAGTAACATCCGATTGATACTCGGCAAAGACGGCCATCAGATTACGCATAGCCTTCCCAGATGACCCGCTCATCTCTGGCTCCTCGATAGAAAAGAATTTAACTTTTCTTTGTTCGAGTTCCGCCATGTGCACAATATTATCTTTAAGATTACGGGCGAAACGTGTCGAGTGCCATACGATAACAGCATCCACCCCCCCTTTTCTTAGTCGACTAAACATGGCCTGGAACCCCGGTCTCTTGGTATTTTTTCCACTATAACCCGCATCCTCATAAATATTTTCCAGCATAAACCCTTTTGATTGGGCATAATCTTGGATACGTGCTATCTGATTATCTAAGGAAGTCCCCTTATCTGCTTGCATATCTGTCGATACACGAATGTAACCTACCGCTTTTTTGTACATGACATTATCCTTTCTAAGACCTTGTTTATTTCTAAATGGTGTTCTTCTGCATATGCATTGAGTAATCTATCGATCACGGGGTGAACAGCAACTGTTATCATGACCTTGTTTACATCTGTTTGTGCTTGCTTATAGTTCCTCATTCGTATTTGTATTTGGAACTCAAGAGCGTCTAGGGCTTCCCTCTCGCTACCGAAACGGTCAACCAGCTTTTGGTATTTCTTTTGACTTACAAAGAAGTCTTTATAAACAAGGTCTTCGGTCTCAGATATAAATTGTCTCATCTTCTACTAAATCAAAATAGCAGTCATACCCAAACTCCTCAGCCAAGGAAATAGCTTCGGCCTCATCATCTGTATTGACAAACCCTTCTATAGTAATGAAGGACTCAAGAGCATGAATCCATACCCAGATCTTATCCTTAAACTCCTCCTGCTCGTAAGCATTCATATAATCAAGGATACCATCTGTGATGAACTGCTCTATGTCAACCCCGTCTATCTCATTACGAATCTCCATAGGCAGTGTAACAGCGTACTGCTCCAATCGTTTGGTCTTGTCGAATAGGGGAGCTCTATACTCCCCATTATTAATTATCTGTTCAATCATATATCAATCGAGTTAAGGTGTGTTGAGATAATATGTCCAATAAAATCAATGATTTGATCCTCATTCTCCACGAGGGCATCATCCAGTGTACGCATACACCATTCTTCTGTTACTACAGCGCCATCGGGCAATTTCATCATTATATCTTCTGCTGTCCACATAAGGCATAATGGGAGGGCAATCTGATGCTCCTCTCTCAATTTGGTGATATAATATCCTAAGTCCATGTTCATTTAATGTTAGTTCTGTGTGCAAATATAGTATAAATAGGTAATAATCAAAATAATTTATCAATCTTTGTATACTCCAATGACCCCGGGGTTAACCCACTGTGCGAAGTAGCCATTCTTTTCAATGAAGGCATTGAACTCTGTGCTTACACCCATATCGTAGTATGTGTAGTCTTCAGTCCAGTAATTGAACATATCGTATCCACGTGAGTCCATGACTGGTTCCTCAGCTGAGATGGCGAAACAATCGGGTGAATTCTCTGTCCATCCATTGCCATCGGCAAAGATTAAAATCTTGGGATACTTCTTTTGTAATTCTTTGATGAGAGTTGCTTTTTTCATATTTGTTTTTCTTTAAGTGTGTAGTGAATGTAACTTTCTGAGTCTGCCCAATATATAATATCATCCTTATCGATGTGTTGAAGGGCGATTGCTTCCATCAGAGCCCCCACTCTATGCTCCTTATTTTCCAAGATGTACTCGGGATCGCACCATACATCTACATTATTGCTATGGAAGGAATTAAAGCCATCTCGTGAGGTGTAATTATCAAGGATGTACTCAGCAATGTCGTCTTTATTCTCGTTTACAATCTGCATAAAGCGATCAAAGTCAAGGTCTACCTCAATATTCACCGTATCATTGCTGAAGTTGTAGTACGCAGGGCTAGAGATACTCTGATATTTAATCTCTACGGGCATGATGTCTTGGAAGTTACGCTCAAAGCATTCGACAAAAGTAGATGCAATTCTCTGGCGGTAATCTTCGTAGTCCCACTCAAAGTCATCATAGTCTAAGTCTGTACCATGTTCTTGGTTGTGGGAGTACACTTCATTCTCCTCATTAGGTTCTAGAAAAGTATTGTAGAATCCTGGGAATAGTGGGCAGTATGTTTCGATTTTCATAGTTCTATAACGTGTGGTTCAGTGTAATAAAAGAATTGGTATTGCGGTAGTGCAGTTTGAAAGGCTCGGAGGTAATCATCGTGATCAAACCATTTGTCCTCATGTCGTTCTGCATGAATCATAGGTTCTAGTACTCTCTCGATTGCATCATCAGGTGCATCAGATACAAGGAGCATATCCTCCTCATCGTAAGCGGTCGTTTTAATTTGATATAAGTTCATAGTTTTATTTGGTTTCTGAGGTTAAACTGTTTTCTTGTATTCTTTCTGATACATAATCCGACATATGATCGTAAATGTGTGATACAATGCTATCGCCATAAGCATCGAAGAATTCATCTAGCAATTGTTTGCATCGAGCATCGGTGAGTTTTACATTTTGCTCGGGTGCTAATTTCCATTCGATGGCGTTTCTCATGTCTTGTTGTGACCAGATAAGGCAATCGTCTGAGGCATGACCTGTCTCTGACATTAGTGTTTTAAATTCTTGAGTTATCATATGTTTTTAGATTTGTTAAATGCTTCTATTAATTCTTGTTTTTGGGTCTCAGATAATAAGGCGATAAACTCTTCATCCATGTCATCAATAGATTCCCAAGATGAATCGTCTTCAATATCTTCTATGAGAGTATAGAAGAACTCAGTATCTTCCTCTATGAAACGGAATGCGTGGTATGAAGTGGTCTTATCCTTAGTTACCTCACCATTCTTACAATCGTACCACCCACCAAAATCACTACCACATTCCTCATAGGTCGATTCGATTTCTAATTGATAGGTCTCAGATAATTTGCGGAAGAACTCAGATACAGGTGACCAAGCACTATCCCCTGAGAGGACTCCACTGGTCTCGCTTTGTCTCTCCCAATCGGGATGGAACCATCGTGATCCAAACACCTCATAGGAGACTCCCTCCTCTAAGGGGGTACCTAGTACATCAAAGTATGTCTCCCACCATAGGTGATTTGTTTCCTTTGTTGCTTCTTCCAATCTTTTCTCAAAGAGGTCAAGCATCTCTTTACTACCTTCAAGATTTGCTGAGTTGTAACAATTGTTTGCCATAGTTTTTATTTTTTAATATTTTGAAAGAATTCTTTTATCTTCATTAATTTGCTCCTCACTCAACACATTCATCATTGGTGTCGTGCCAGTGGGGTGTTGTTTGGTTGGTTTATTCCACGAATAGAATTGGTTCCTATTCGTCTCATCAATACATCGGATAGAGGTCAACTCCTTCACTAAAAAGGGGTCTCTCTCAATCACATTTAATACTTCGCTGATACCTTCGGCATCTAAGTTGCCTACGTCTAAAATGAATCTTGCCATTATTTATTTGTTTTTAGTTTCGTACATTCTTTTGATTCGTCCAATAAAATGGGGGTTCTTACATAGTTGCTCAAAGGTGTAGGTTTCGTCTCTATAAGAGTAGAGCAAGACCGGGTTCAGTTCAACAATATTCCATATTGTTTCATTTTCCCATGTGAGATGAGCCCCTATAATTTTGGCATCAAAGTAAAAGTCAAAATCACTAGAGCGGTCGCTGAACACTGATATCTTCATGCTTGTATGTCGTTTGCCATCTTGATTCTCCCACCATTCTGAAGTATTACGGAAGTCTAGACCCAGTGCATTTAATTCTTCATTCAAAGCATTAATGTTCTCCTCAAAGATTGGTTCTAGTGCTTTGAACACGGCTTTGTTGTGTGCTCTGATCCTTGCAATTTCTTGATTTTTGCGTTTAACTGAATCCATAATTTCGTCAACTCCCAATAGGGATTTGGTTTTTTTACCTTCAGATACTTCGTTGTGTTGCATAAATTCTGCGATGATCTGATTAATTAAATCTTGTTGGTTTAAGGTTAAGGTTGTCATAGTGTTGGTTCGGTTTTAGTGATGGTAAATTTGGTTTTGATTGGTGCAAGTTGTACATTGTAATGTAGTTCGTGAAAGTCTTCTGCATACATACCCTTCATTTGACCATAGGAGGCAATAATTTCAAATGCTTCTTGCCTTTGGGTCTCAGATAAGAAAGAGGAGAAGTGAGCAAAATGAGATAGGGCATCACCGATGTTCTGATACCACTTGAATGCGATTACTTGTGAGTCCCAAGAGACTTGTGCTTTAGATAGGTTTATCATATTTATGAG